ACTGTAGGCGCATACCGGAGGGTATTATGGAAAAGTTATTCTGTGGTGACAAATGCCGAGAATTTCAATCAAAGACAAACGCAAAGCCAAAGCAGTCAACAAGATCCTTAACGCAGCTCGAGCATCGGTTGTCGCTGGTCGAAGATCAGCTCCAGCAGCTCCTGCAGCAACTCGCGGATTCTACGGATCTTACACTAAGCGAGGACGATCTGAGCTCAAAGTGATTGAAAATGCTGTTACCAGCATACCTACGGTGTCCACGGCTGGGTCAGTCGTGGCACTAAATCTGGTTGCCCAGGGAACAGACTTCACAAATCGCGTGGGCAGAGTGACCAGAAACAAATCTTTACTCTGGCGTTGCATGGCAAAGTCAGAGAATACCGCTACAAATAGCGAAGGTGAAGTAGTTAGGGTGATGCTCCTCTACGATTCGCAACCTAACTCGGCAGGTGCTGTCCCTGCGGTCACAGATGTCCTGACATCTGCTGACATCTATTCGGGTATGAATTTAAGTAATCGTGACCGATTTAAAGTCCTCTGGGATAAGAGGTTAATACTTTGGAGCAACAACTACACTGCGAATGTGTTGACCGCCGGTTCACCACATCCAGTGTGGAAAGAGAAGTTTCTGAGGTTTGATCTGGAAACAGTTTACTCAGGAACTGGTGGCACTATTGGCAACATTGGAACAGGTTCCCTGCTCATGTTGAATATTGCCCTTAATGGTTCCGTTGCGGAACTCCAGTATTACTCGAGAGTGCGTTTCACAGACCCATAAATAAATGGAAGTTGTAATTTATTTATTGAAATATCGCAATCATTTCCGTCACATGAACTACCTTGAACCTAGATATCAATGGTTCTAGCATCCCCGCCTCGTGGAGTCTGGGATAATTCTGTTCAAGTGTAAAGTTGCTTAACACCAGAACAGGGAGGTTGTTCCTTTTCAGGATCTGACCTCCTTTTTTTTTGAGATAGCAGGTCTGACCATCTAAGATCTGGTTCATCCACTGCATCGTCTTCTTATTTGTAAATTCATCCATCACGATAAGATCATAAAGTCCATCTTCATAGTCGTCACAGAACTCTCCGTCGTCCCTAGGAACATAAAATATGTTCAGGTACTCGTCCAGTTTCCTAATGAGGGTACTCTTCCCCATCTTGGGTGGGCCGTATACGTAAAGCTGCTCCTGTCTGAACTCCCTCTGCTCGCAGATGTTCAAGTTCAGCCATGCAGCTATCTGCATCTCTGCGCTGGTGTTTAAGTCCTCTATATCGGCGGTCGTGAACTTCGTCCACTTCTTCTTCTTCTCCCTTTCGTTTCTTCTCTCCAACCAACTGATGTACTCTTCGAGCTTCCGTTTGTTCTGCAGCACGAAGCCTGGCTCTGTCTTGTTCAACTCTGTAAGAGTTTTCCCCGAAAGTAATTCCTTGGCCACGGTAGTGAATTTGCCGCATTTCTTTTGCAAAATGGCTTCCACATCTATGCCATAGGCATCGTACTCCAACCCTTTCGTCACATACGCAATGCACTTCCTCTGGTGGCGCATGGGCTGTATGTTCGGATGCTTTCCTCCAACCTTGTCGAAGTAATTCATAAGCCTGGTGCGGAGTTTCTCCTTGAACTCTAGTGCAATGTGCAAATGGGGTGATCCATCCTGATGTGTCTCCGATGCGATGACACACCACTCCATTTCCGGGTAGTTCTCTTGCAGGTTCTGGTATGCTTGGTCCCTCGTCGTATGGCACTGTGGGAAAGTCAGGAACCACTTCAACCCCTGTAACTGTTTCTGCATCCGTGGGTTCAGTCCAGTAGGGTTGGGTGGCTCTGAGGTCGTCAAGGAAGTCAAAGCTGTGGTGGAGGTACTCGTCCGAGAGCTCGTCCGGTTCTCCACATCTAAAGGCGTAGTCGGCTTCCATGCGGTGGCAGTAGTCGTCGTCGTCTGGGTATCGATATCCATCCATAGGCTGAGTCCAAAGGTCTGGCTGGCACTGGTAATATTATAGCGCCAGCCGAACCTTTTTATTCTTGCGTTCCGCGTTGCTTTACGCGGCGAATTAAATCAAAGGTATTGGAGCGTTCCTTTGATTTTGTGTGGGGCTGCCGCCCCCCACGCCCCCGCTCTCGGGGAGGGCCCCGAACCCCCAGCCCGGCGCGCGGGGTCTCCCGCAGCTGGCTGGCGGCGACCCCGACCTAAAGCCCACCCACCACCCGGCGCCTGGCTGGCACGTTCATGCGGCTCTCGCCGCATAGCTGGCTGGCGCGTGGGCCCGGCCCACAGCATCTGGGTATCTGGAGCGGCAGGTACCGAGAAAATTGTGCTATTGTGTCCGATGAGAGGGTAACGCTCCCGGATAGTCCTCGCACGGTTTGCCGTTACACGGCCAAACCGGCTGCGGGTCTCATTTGTTTTTTTTTTGGCGGGAAACAAATATTTCATTAACTGTAGGCGCATACCGGAGGGTATTATGGAAAAGTTATTCTGTGGTGACAAATGCCGAGAATTTCAATCAAAGACAAACGCAAAGCCAAAGCAGTCAACAAGATCCTTAACGCAGCTCGAGCATCGGTTGTCGCTGGTCGAAGATC